CCGGAGTTGATCAACGAATGCTTGTGCCACTGTAGCACTCTGAGCATCACCTAATTCATTATCAAGGAAGTTCTCAATACCAGATTGATTAATATACTTCATCTTAATATCTTGTTGTTTCTTTTCTTTTTGTATACGTCTAAGGAAAGCATACCAAGATATTTGTGTGAAGTAAGCAAACGCATTCGGTCTACCTGTACGTGTTGCTGCTTCTAGATTATAGTTCTCTATTGCTTTGAGGCAGTTCTCTACTGCGTCCATTACCATCTCTTCACGATAGGTATATCTTACAAAGTTTGATTTATGGGAAAGTCCTTCACATATTTTTAGGAAACAGGAAGCGATATAGTCGGGAACCTTTGGAAGTTGGTTTGCCTTTTTGTCACGTGCCTCATTCAGTATAGTAACATAGTCAACCACTGCTTGTGAGAACTGCGCGTTATTCACGTAGTGTGGTCTATCCTTTGGTTTTATTTTTGCCATTATATAATTCCTATTAAATTAGTTTCTGTTATTTCTATTCTACTACATTTTAGTTGATAAGTCAATACTAAAATAATTTATTTTTTACTTGACTTTTATTGTGATTTATAGTATAATTAAAGTACTCTTTGGGGAAGGTGGTATATACTAGATTAATGTAACGTTTTTGGGTCTATAAACGGTAACACGTTATCACCTGAATCATCATTCTTCTCTTCTTCTTCAATACTTTTTAAATGGTCTCTTAACTTCTGAGTCATTTCATTCACATCACCATTACCTGTTACGGTTGCTTGGGTTTCTCTATTCTCAAACATCTCTTGCATACTAATAAGTGCTTCTTCATATTGTATCAATATAGAATCAACAGGTTGAGCAATACCAACAATATGTGCCGCGTTCAATATAATAAAGTCCTGTAAGTTTTCTTGATATACCATCCATGGTCGAAAGGAATAATATCTGTAGTTACCACCTTCAGTTTCACCCATAACAAGTTTCATTGCCTTACGAACAACTATCTCTGTCTAAATCTTTACTCATATAACTATATAGTCTTACTTTAAATCTAATTTAAATATTTTATATGGGAACTGTTCTTTACTGTATATCTTAATACGTTCGCCACTATGCTTCAACGTAAAGTTCTTATGAGACTTTATATGTAAATCGTCTGCTATATCATATAGTTTAGCAACGCTGCCATCATCACTCATTCGTAATGCTCTACCAATAGATTGTAATACTTTTACCTGAGACTTACTTGGAGATGCGAATATAATATTATGTAGGTTTCTTATGTTAATACCTGTAGAGAATGTACCCAGTGATGCTACAATAATAGCATTTTTCTGCTTCTCTACAATACCGCGTATTTGTTCCCTATCTTTTGCATCTACCTCCCCAGAGACGTAATATACGGGTCTCTCGCCTACCTTGTCGCGTATCATATCAAATAATGGTTTACCATGCTTTTCTACGAACTGAAATAACACCAGATGCGTTTCTCATTCGTGACAATATAATCTATTTCCTCTTGATAGGTCTTACCCTTCATCCAATGACATACGTCGTTATGATACCTTAATAATAAAATAGAGATATCTAACTTAGCAAGTGTACCTTTCTCCTGTAGGTCTCTGGTCATCGTCACTCTTTTCGTTACACCAAATAATCCTTCAAGTACAAGTTTATTTGTTGCAGTTCCATCGAGTGTACCTGTCATACCAAATCTATATTCGGCATTGACACACTTATTCATAATACCCGAAAGAGACTTTGCCTTGAAGAGATGAACCTCATCACCTACTACGCACCCAAAGTTCTCATACCAATCTGGACTGAACTTGTAGATAGATTGCCACGTTGATATGATAATAGGTTTGTCGGTATTCTTATCCTTACCACTATAGATACGATGCACATTTTCTTCTACATCAAATCCATACTCATCAAAGTCTTTATAGAGTTGTTCGACTAGACTTGTTGTAGGAACAACAATCAGTATCTGTTTGTCGCCATAGTTATCCATGTACCATCGTATCAGATTATAACAAATAAAGGATTTACCCGAACCTGTAGGGGATAATAAAATCGCGCGTTTTTTCTCGATGCCGTGTGACACTGCTTCGTATTGATAATCGCGTAGGGGAAAGGGTAACTTCAAACTCTCTTGAAACTTTACAAGGGTTTGGTGGTCTACTTTATTTCTCTGCGCCGGATGTCCGTAATCAGTTTCTTGTAATCGTAGGGGATACATTCGGTCACTACAAAACTTACGTAAGTGTTCATACAAACCCACATTGAGTTCGCGCGTGACCTGATTGAATAACTTGATTTTGCCATCCCACTTTTTGTTCTTGTAGGCAGGGACATATCTATAGTTGGGTACAAAGAAAGAAAAGTATTCTCGTAGTTCTGGTATCTGATGCGCTTCCGCATCAACCAACATCATGCTATGATTCTTGAGTCCTACGGTTATTGTATTCGGCAATGTATTCTTTGTCTCGGGCATCTTCTTCTATAAACTTATATCTTAACGATTCGAATACTTCTTCACGTCGATTTTTATCAATGTAGTTATTATCTATAAGGAAGTTAACTCGTTCTTCTGCGAATGCTTTTGCGTTCTTTTCTACACTCATTAGTATCCTGCCTCAAGTTGTCTTATTTTAATAATATTACCTATCGTCGTATGTCTCCAGTTAAGGTTGTTCATAATACTCTCAAGGGTTTCGACAATAGTTTTTAGATACTGAATGCGTATCTCGCTGTCCTGTATCTCTTGGTCGGCATCGTAGTAGTATTTCTCTAGGTCACCCTTCAATACTTTGAGTCCATTAAATGGGTCGGGTGACCAGTTCTTTGACTTCATAGTCTCTTCGTCCATCTTACCATTATACCATAACCACTTATCTTTCAACAGAGACTTCTGAGAAAACTCTGCCTTCTTCAATCGTAGTTTGGTTAGGGATAGATATTCAAGATACTTGGCATGCATCTTGGGAGTGTCCATACTATTCTTATCGAGTTGACCTTCCTTTATAAGGGAGTCCTCTTTCCACTCTGCTAATATAGATTCTAAATTTATCATTAATGTGCCTTTCTCATATAACCTTTATTATATATTATTCAACGCAAAAAGTCAAGTATTATTTTTTTAGTATCTTTATTATATATAAATAGAAGTACAGATATAGGAATTAAGATGCCACAGAATGCTACAACATTAAAAACTCAAATAAAAGATGCTGAACTTACATCTAATATAAACTACTTACAACCCACAGGGTTTCGTATTAGTATTGACCGAAAAAGATATCCTAACTTAGAATACTTTTGTCAACAAGTCATTCACCCCCAAACTTCAGTATCCTTGGCAACTTTTGATACACCAAGAGGTTCAGTTCCTATAGGTGGAGGAAAAATGACTTTCGGTAGTGTCGAATTTGCTATTCTTGTTGACGAAAATATGGAATCATATAAAGAAATGTTTAATTGGTTACAACGTCTTGTCAACGAGGGTACAGTATCTCCGGAACAAAGAAGAACTGCAATACCAACACATTCTGATATAACCCTTTCTATATTAACAAGTCATAACAATACTAGTTCTAAGGTTGTTTATCGTGATTGTATTCCGACTGCGTTAGGAAGCATAAATTTTCAATCTAATGGAGAGGGAGGTTATTTAACATTCGCTGCTTCATTTACTTATTCTCAGTTTGAGGTTTTATAGAAGTTCCTATAGTACGTCTCTCGATATCATCGTGAGCAAACTCTGCCCAATATAATTCAAACGCAACGCCATCTTGGACACCTTCAAACTGATGTATCTTTCCAGGTTTTACTTGACAGAAGTCTCCTGCGGTTAGTATTGTTTCATCAACAAGACCATCCTGTTCTCCGTCTTGCCATACACGAACAATCATAATACCTCTTTCAACAAAGAAACCATTCCATTTATGTTTGTGTAAATGTTCGGAACACTTGTATCCCTTTTTAAACTCGATACGATGAAACTCTAATACACCATTCGCGTGTATCAGTTCTGTGTTTCCCCAAATCTTTCCTGCCTTAGTTCCCACTAATCTTCACCTCTGAGATACATTTCTCTCTCTTCATCTTCTTCTTCAGTTGTCATAGCAGTATACCCGCCACAATCAATATCAACACTTGTCATAAAGACAAACAGTATGGTTCCAAAACCACCAATCATTAATCCCAGAAAAAACTCAAACATTATTTACTCCACTTCTTTTATTCTTATAGGGCATTCATAATATGATTCACATTCCATAAATTCCCAACCATCATCAAACAAAGGATTATCTTCAACTTCTTCCCCGTCATCATTTTCAATACTACTGTCATATGCACCTTCGCTACCTTCAAATAATATAACTTTAAAATCACTATCGAGTTCGAATGTTCCAGTAGTATCTTTCTTTATATAGTACTCCAATAACTCTGCTTCATCTTTATCTTGTATAGTGATAAATGCATCTACTGCTCTCCAAGTAGTAGTTGTGTATAGAAAATTGTAAGGGTCTTCTGTTTTTTGATACGTTTCGTACTCAGTGTATCCACCTTTCGGTACAGATATTTTATAAGTCTTACCTATCTGCACTTTAGACATTTACAATACGACCTTTATCAATCCACTCTAACTCTTCAAACTTATCTTCATAAGTACGACCAGAAACTGTGAACCCTTCGGCATGCCTTTCTGCAAGGATATACTTAACTGCTTCCCTTGCTGTTCCGAATCGTTTCCAATCCTCGTTTCTTGTGTTCAACTTTAATTTTACTTCATATGCTTTCATTATACATTTTCCTTTCTGTTTTGTATTTCTGTTGTCAAGTCTTTTATAAGTTTTGAGTTGTAACTACTAGTTCCATATTCCTTTAGAAACTCAAAATCAAACCCATCAAATTTCTCCACGAGTTCTTTATATCTGCGCTCAAGTTCAAAAGAAGTATTAAAACATTCTTGTACAAACTCTCCCTCTTTCTTATATCCTAGTACAATTGCCATTACGCACCTCCGGCAAAAAGAAGACTGGCAAGCATTGCTTCATCTTCGTATGAAGACTCAGACTCCGCCAAGAACTCTTCATAAGAATCCTCGATGTCCGCAATGCGTTCGTCTCTAGAAGTATTTTCTATTTCATTAACTGTCGCCTCGAACTTCAAGAAAGTTGGGTCATCAGAAAGGTCTTTAAAGAGTCCTAAAGTTATTCCTTCTTTGACTGATGCCTCAATCTGTTCTTCAAGGGTAGGTTCTTCTACATATTCGTAAGTTTCGTTTTTCATAATATTTCCTTTCTAATTCTAGTTTACGTAAGCAACAGCACCATAAACGGTTTCTACTATTCTTCTAAGATATTTTTTATCTTTAGTACTAAGTTTACTTAGTTTAGCATCACGATTTATAGTTTCAAGTATATACCCGTGAGTAACATGACTTTTAGGGTTTATCATATCAGGGTACACATTTCGTGTTACTGATACACCACTATCAGGGTCAAGCAAACCTATCAGTCTGTCGACGTTAGTTTTTGTTATAGTATTTAAATAGTTCATAATAATTTCCTTT